ATAGATCGGCTGTTTTGAGGAAACTACCGCCCCATAGGGATTTTTCAACCGTTTCAGGCTGATTCTGTACTATCTCGCCGAGATCGCCAGACTTTCGGAAAGCAGTGTCTTGCTCTACAAGTTCCACACGCTTACCAAATTCATTGAATTCACTTGATACTGCTGCAATATCTTTTGCAACTGCCTCAAATGATGTTTTTGCTGTTTCAACATCTACCTTTGTAGACTTAAGCATTTCTACTTCTGCCTGCAAAGACTTAACTGTTGAAACTAGATCGCTAAAGGCTGATTCTAGAGTGTTCTTGATTTCTACAGTTGAATCAACTGCTTCATCTGATTTAGATACTTCGGTAACTTCTTCAACTACGTCAACTGCAGAAGTCTCTTCAGACTCTGCAATCTCTTCAGATGCTGGGGCTTCATCAGCCTTAACAATATCTTCTGTAGGTGCTTCAACTACTGCATCAACCTCTGGAGCGACCTCTGACTTTTCTACTTCTACTGATGCTTCTGTTTCAATAACTTCTGCAACTGCTTCTGTGTTTTCTGTCATAGGTTGTACCTCCTTGTTAATCTTAGAAGTATTAATGCCTTTAGCACTATCAACTAAGAATTTTATCATTGTTGTTTTTTCATCATCCGCTTTTTCAACGAACCCTATATTAACCATTGGGTCGCCAGAAGTGGGGCTCATCTCTGACTCGTTTTCGGAGACCATGACGACTCCAGATTCTTTATCCCAAAACACATTTTCTAAAATTGTTGTATCTGATTTTACTGTTTCAATACCATTTACTTTTTCAACAGAAACAATATTTGCAAATTGATTTGCTGGGGAATCTACAAGACTCAACTCAACCAAATCATAATCCTTAATAATTCTAATCTGTGAGTCTGACTTTTCATCATAGCCATCATCCCACTTATTCATTCGTCCACCAATAGAAAAACCAGTAAGGGTTCCATCTAGAACCTTTTCCCAAGTATCTTGTGCACCCTTTGAAACATATGCAGATACATAAACACCCTTATAAAACTTCTTTGATTCTGGATCAAAATATTTATCTTCTTTAAAATTAACCATCTTTCCTACTGCTAATGGTTGGTGCATTTCTCTAATGTTTCCACGAAATTTTGCAAATGCCTTCATTGATGCTTCTGCTGTTACAATGTCATCTTGCTTATCTAAGTTATCAAGTGATGCAAATCCTGATACAATTCGGCGCTCTTTGTCGACCTTATTAAAAGGCATTGATAGGCTAATGTTATCGCCTTTGGTATTCCAATGGGCTTTAGAGATAGTCATGGTTATTATATTATATACCCTTTTTTGCTAAAGTATCACTATTCGGACATTTCGGTCAGGTCATCAAATTTACGACCCTCGCCTTTTGGATTTCTTCCACTCACTGTGGCTGGTCCATCAGACTGATTATTTGTTCTTTCAGTGTCCCTTGCTCTATTTGCATTATCATTTGCTGCTTGTTCTGGCTTTGGATCAAAAGGCTCATTGCCACCTTCGATCTGAGGAAGTCCAAGAAGTTCTCTTCCTTCATTTGGCATCATGACCTGAGTCTTAACAAGTCGCTCAATAATCTGTGACTGAGCAATTTCATCTGTAAGTGTAAGTTCATTAAACTTAAACTCCAGAATATCTGTTTTTTCTTTTACGATTTTATTAATCATTTTCTCAAGATTTCTTTGTGCTGGTCTTGCAACCTGCTCCTTAAATGTTCTGTCTTGAGACAGTGCTGCAGCGATTGCTGCTGAATCAGAACCACCAATTTTAGAAAGAGGTACCTGGTGTGCAACAAGAATATCATCTCTATTCTGTTTACGATACTCTTTAAACGATGCTTCTTGAATACCGTTTTCAACTGGATCCATTTTAAACTCTACTTTATTAGTGTCTGAGTCGCCAGGCAATGGAATGTAAAGCGTTCTATGGTTTTGTCCTTTAAGTCCAGTCTGTAAGAATCTAAACATTTTATCTTCTGCTTCAGCAGATAGTTTTGCGCCCTTAAGAGTTACAACATATCTTGGTGTTGCTTTGTTTTGGAAGTAATCAATGTTGTACTGTGATGCAAGTTGGTCTCCATGAAGTGATCCAATTGCAGACATAATATCTGGTACTCCGTAGAATGTATTTAGTGGCGAGTATTCTTTAAAGTGAATTATTTCATTAGGACGAGAATCTGTTCCAAGTGGATTTGGATTACTTGCTCCAAAGTTTCGGAAGTAAACTACTTTATTTGCAATTACCTGGACGAAGCCATCACGAAGACGACGAACACGCATTGTTGTCGAAGGAATGTGTCCAACATATCCAATATCGCCACGAACAGTTCTTCCTACTTCAAGGTAAGCATTTCCAGTTGCCTGAAGGTCAGTAAAAACTTTTTCCATTGTTGTAGTAAATGAGTCTTCTGTGTTTAACGATTCTAGCCAATCACTTAGTTCAATCTTTGCTCTTTCAATTCTCTTACGTGCATTCTCTGCTGTCTTTGGTTCTGAGGCTTCTAACTTAAGCATTGTTCTTGCAGAAACCTTAAACTCATAACCAAGTCCAACAATGTTTTCTACCTTGGCATCGATTGCAGCATGATTTGCAAAAGATGTATCATAAAAACTTGCAAGTTCGTAAAGATTCCAAGGTGGGGTAATTACATCAAAAAGTCCATAGGCATTTCTAAAAACTGTTCCTGAGTTAATTTCTTTAGATTTTGCTCCATCACGACCAGTGCTTTCTGCTCTTGAACTATCGATATACCCTTGTGTTGCTTCTCCCTTTACGATGCGTGAAGTTCTTCTTTTAAAGTTTGCATCTAGTCCTTGTAAATCTTTGACTACATCCCACGATTGATTAAAAGGGTCTTGCTTTGTAAAGGTGTCATCCTCTGGAAGTGGACTATCTGTCTTTGCTCTAATAAAAAATTCTCTGTCTTCACTCATTAATCATCACTTCCATATTTAGCAATAGTATCTTTTGCTGCCTGTACAGCACCAAGATCGTTCATGGAAGGAATAAGTCCTTCTGCTAATCTTTGCTTTTGTTCAGAGTACTCTTCTTCTGAAATTCTAGTTAGACCTGGTACAAAGATGCATTCCCCATCTCCTTCATCCCCGTAATATTTTGCTGCTTCTTTGAGTTTAGATATCTGTAAGATGTCGCCCTTCATTGATTCAATGTTAAGAACTGAGCCTGTTCCATCCGTAAACCATTTTCCATTAGCCTTTTTGTATACATACAGGCCCCAGTCATAATGCTTTTCAATGATTTTTGCACGGGACTCGCCCACTTGCCCCTTCATTTTGGGCAATTGCTTCTTCTTTTTACGTGGGTTTTCCATATTCATAACAATAAGTATACCATATTAGACAGCATCAAGCGTTTTTTGTTGCCAGGCTACGTCACCATACGATGTATACTCGTACTTGTTAAATGTTAAAACAGAATCTGAATCAATAATAATCTTATCAGTACCCGTGTAACTCTTGTATATATCAGAAGAGTCTATTCCATAGTAACTTTTTGTAGATAAAACTAGTATTCCGTTCCAAAGTGTTGAGGAGTTTTTCCAAAAATACCATTCAATTGGGTCTGCTCCAACTTTAACTTGCTGAACTCTAAACCATGGCCTTGTTGATGTTTGCTGGATTTCTTGCAAGTGTGTAGACTGATAGTAGGATATTGTGTTAAACATTAGTGGCCCATTAATTTTTAGTGATCCAACTATTGAAGAAAAATCTAACAACTCTGGGAAACCTATTCCTAGAAATCCCCACTCTTTAATAGTAAGAGATGGCTCTTTAACTATTTTGCCATTCCAATAAAATGCAATATCATTTTCCAAAGTTCCAGTCTTTGCATTTATTGCATAGATTTTTGCACGTTTACCATCTGGATGATTTGCTACCATGTAAAACTGTATATGCCTGTCTTTTGCCTCTATCTCAAAAATCTTTGTTGGTGCATATGGGAAAAAGTCACTATCATATCTTACTGCTGTTTGCATTGCTACAAGTTTATAATTATTTGATGTTGATGAGTTAATTGGAATTACCAAACCACGGTCTACTGCTGGGTCGTACTGGCCCCTTAACTCTATTCCACTATATCTAGTTAGATATAGATATGGTGTGCTACCCTTATAAATTGAAAAAGGATTGTTCTTTTTGTAGTCGTAGTAAACTCCAGACTTTCTATACGGATAAATATTGTTTCCAAATCTAGTTCCTATTGGATTTGGAGATGAATCATTAAATGCTTGCGAACAAAGTTGTAGGTTTCTTAAGAATACATTTCCTTCTTTTAGCCCATTAATTTTAAACTCTAGATGCAATACAATAGACAGGTCCGATATATTTGATTGTTTTGGTGGATAAATAATCATGTTATTTACAATCTCATACTTAGTTGTCATCCAATTTGATCCAGGGTTAACCGTTCCATATTTTTCTGGTTTTTCTTGGTTGCTAAAATAATTTTCAACAGCATTTGCCCCAGTCTCGGTATATTGAAATGTAATATATGATCTAACAAGAGAAGTTTCTGTATCGTATTTAAAAGTTTTTGTAGATCTATTTTTAAGGTCTAGATAGTTATCAAATCCAGTAAATAGGTGATTGTCTAGTGCCGTATAGGATCTTTGTATTGGGGACGTATATTCTGACAATAGTTCTTCATAAGACCACTCCCCCTCTTGAGTTTCTTGTGTAAACTTGGATGGTGCTGGATAGTTAATATTAAATTGCAAGAAATCTAAATCGTAATAACTATCTCCACGGGTGTCTGTGACGTATTGTGCAAAGTAGGTTAATGGAATATTGTCCTCCCAATACCCTTGTATTCCAATATCTAGAGTATATGATCCAAAATATTCTTTTGGAAGAAGCGTATAACTTGCTAGGTGATTTAGGACTATGTTTATTGACACATCCTCTATCTCATTAGAAGATAACACAGTTGAAAGTGGTGAGACTTCAATTCCTCCGCCGTCTATAGTTCTTGCACCGTCTATAACTTCAAAACCCTGACTAAAATTAATAGGCACTCCAGTGTTTTCTGTAAACATGTAAGAAATTTTTTCAAAGTTTCTTTCATTACAAAAACCTACATTGTATATTTTTCCATGAAAAGTATTGTTCAGTTCTTTTCTTCCACCAACATAACACTTTAATCCAGACCTATTGCCAAAGATTGAATCAAGTTCTGAAGCAAAATATCTAACAAATGTGTCGATGTTTATTCCAACTAAAAACTCTGTCCCTATTGGAATTGGCGCAGATTGAACAAGCCTTGATGTTACACCTGATGAGTTTTTAAAATTATAACTAATAATTGACTCATCTAGATCTGTTGGCTCTAGTGTAATTGAAAATTCTTCAAGTGCATTTTCAGATTTTACTAAAAATAAATATTCAGTTTCAGAAACATTTTTAGTTAGTTTTGCTACAGAGTAAAAAGATTTTAGCGGATCACTTAGTTGTTCTAATGAATCAAAAACAAAGCATCCATCTTTAACTATTTCATTTTTTGTAAATGTCATAAATAGTCTATCTTCATCTTGCTCTATTTCTGAATCAGAATAAAACTCAGATTCTGTTCTGCTGTCAAGAATTATTGATGGTAACTTGTACTCTGGGGCTGACAAATTACTATTTTTAATTACCAAATTATCTCTTATTCCTTGATTCCATTTTCCAAGATCTGGATAAGAATAACTATTTGAGTAGTCTGCAAATGGGTAATCGATAAACACTGATGATCCACTATAGGCCGTATTTATGTTTTCTGGAAATTCAACACCCTGCCCATAAACAAATCTTCTTTTTGCAACTAATATAGGAACTTGATAAGAGTATATTGCCACACAGTCAATATCTATTGGTGTTACGTCTTCGTATGCCCAAAATCCAAGCCAATCATTTTCTTTTGAATTTGAAAACAATTCTGGAAAAGATAAGTCACTAGTTATATAGTTTAAAGACATAACTTCATCACCATTTATAAGAACTGATGCGTTGTTTTTAATAACTCTAATGTGGATTAGCATAGGCCTTGTCCACTCCCCGACGAAGTGTGAATCAAAATTATTACCTATTTTTAACTGAAGAAATGGACCATTAACGTATAGACCATCCGTAGAATTAATTGGTCCAAATATTCTTTTTGATGTTACAGAATCTGAATTAATTCTAAGCCACATCTCTGCCGTATATTCTTTATATTTTCCAGCCTCGTTTAAAAATCCTAGACCTGGAACAATTAGAGATGGTAAATCATTGTTTGGAGAAATTGTTGTAAGGTTTGAAGATCCGTAGACTAAGGGTATTCCAGTATTTTTTGCAACTAGGGCATTATCTTTAACAAAGTAGTATCCATGATTATTTGCAAGACCATAAGCGTTTGCTTTTATTCCGTATAATTGACCAGAGCCAACATTTATTGATGTTGGAACTAACTCTTTTTCAACTCCAAGAGATGTTGAATTAAATTCTTCTGACCACTGACCAAAAGTAAAACCGTTTGTTATAAACGAGTAGTCTTCTTCTCCTCCGCCAGAAATATAGTTAATTTTTAGAACTAACCTTAGAGTTGTGTTTTGACTTGGAATATCAAAAGTTTGTGAAACAAAAACCCAATTGTTAAAAATTTCTGTTTCGTAAAGTCTTGTAACCTCAATATTATTTCCACTATATGTATCATAATACTCATATCCTATTTCAATTCCAGTTATGTATGCACTCTCTGAATACAGATAGCATCCTGTAGAGAATGTTGCAAGTTCTTTATTTAAATCATTAAAATTTAAAATATCAGAACTGACACATTTTACTTGGCTTACAGTTGATGTTGGAATATCTCCTATAATTTTTGTAACATTGCTATCTATAAAAGGCTGATCTGAAGGAATTAAAAAATTTGATGACTGTCCTCCAGAAATATCCCAAAGATGTATAGATCTTTGCTCTTCTGTTATTAAAGATATGTAATCAGAAGAATCATCAAGCGCCCAAAGTACCGTTGGGTGCTCACTAAAAATCTTTTCTGCATATAGATTTGATGGGGTAGACATTATAAGTCTATTTTACCACAGAAGACTACTTGTTTATTTTAATTTCACAATAGTCTGTTGTGCAATATGCCTCTCCTTGAGCCTCAAGATTATCGACACCGTCATAGATTGCAGCAAAATCAATGTGTTTTAACTTACCGATATATGACTCATATTGTTCTTCATTAATCTGAGTATAAGGCTGTTGTGGGTATGTATGATTTCCCATTGGTAAAAATGAGACTGCCTTTAATTGTCCCTCGTACATATGCAGTGCTGGAACAACATGCTTTGATTCTGTTTCCTTGTCAAATGAAAGTGTTACAGAAACACCATTATCTGACCAGTACTTCTGAGCAGTTGCAGCAAGTGCAATCTTTTCAAACAATGTAACATCCTTTTCAGATCTTGGATGACCTGACTTGATTGGGAAGTATACAACTGATGTGTTTGCTGATACTACGTCATCTTCAATTGTGTACCCCGCTGCTTTGAACAAGTGCATCATTGGATCTGTATTTCCAAAACGAACTGCACGAAGAAAGAAGTTTCCTCCAGGACCCCAGTGAACTCCAGGAGTTGCACCAGAAAGAATTGAAACTGATCCTGATGGCTTAACTGTTGTTACACGAATTGATTCACGAACACAAAGCCACTCAGAATACTGGTGATCATAGTGACGAATCTTGTTGTAACCTTCGTCCATCCACTCACGAACGGTTGGCAAACCCTTTTGATCTGCAAATGATGCAATACCAGTAAGTGATGTACCAATACGACGATTGCGTTGCATGATACCGTTTGTTTGTGGCCAGTGTGTTGGAACAAGTGTTACAGTCTTTCCATATAGGTATGCAAATTTAAGGGTACGCAGGAAGTCTTCCTTAGATTCATGACGATTTAAGTGCACTTCTACAAGTGTACATAGTTCGTATGATTCCAATGGCTGCTCCGCACATGGGTTGAATCCCATCACACGATAATCTTTACCGTCTGGCGCATCCTTTAGTCGTCCATAATTACGAGCAACATCAAGCCAGATAAAACCTGGTTCTCCATTTTCTGTAATTAAATCTACATAGTCTTCATACTTTGTTCCTACTTCTGCTGAAATAGAATTGTTAGACATCCAAGCCCAA